CACTGCTTGCAGCTGACGCAGCAACCCTTGCAGCAGTTGCGATTCCGCTTGATGTTGTGCCACCGCCTGTTGTAGTTGTTCCCGCCGTTGTTGTAACTGCCGAAACGCTAGGCGTTGAAACTGTACCTGTGGACATTGAAAAGTTACCCAATGCGCCCGTCGCCGTCGAACCTGAACCGCCACCGATTTTTGGAATGTAGGGCACGTCCTTGCCCCACTGAACCGCGTTATAACCCTTGATTATCGCGTTGATACCGTCAATAGCGGTGTTGAGCAATGGTTTAATAGCACCCAAAACTTTGGCAATGATCGTGATAACCAATTCGGCAATGTCACCAACGACTTTCAATGAATCGCCAATTGCCTTGCCTACCAATGGCGCAATAAATTTGACCACGTCCCAAAATGCTTTGAATTCGTCCTTGCTATTCAGCACGGCAGTTTTGACGCTATCAAATACTGACTTTACGCCTTCAATGATTGGTGTAAATGTTTTCTTCAATGTTGTGCCCACGTCAGTAATGACCTTGCCAAACCCGTCGCCTTCGGTCAGGCTGAACGCTGCTGAAAATGCCTGAATTGCTGGCAGGGCGTTTTCATTGATGAATTTCAATAATTTGTCCAGGATTGGCAACAACGCCGTTCCCAATGTTTCCTTGGCTTCGTCGAATGCAACCTGAACGCGTGCGATTTGTCCCGCGTAGGTGTTCGCGTTTCGCGCTGCTGCACCGCCAAACAATTCAGTCAGGCGACCTTGCACCTGCTCAAATGACATTGTTTTCAATTCGGCGGTAGATAGCCCAACGCCTAATTTACCCAGGGCAGCGGTGTTGCCGTCATAAGCCTTAGCAAGTGAATTTGCAATTGCTTCGACTGGTTTGCCTGTTGCCGCGCTAATGTCCAGGGCGGTTGAAAGTAAATCTTGCGCTTTTGTAATGTCGCCCGTCGATCTAACCAGGCGACCCAATGCTGGGCGCAATTCGTCGTCAGCGACACCAGTCGCCAATGACATTTGCAGAATTGAATCTTCTGTTGCTTTGATTTGCGCCTGTGTTGCACCCGTGGCATTTTCCAACGCCAGTGCCAATTGTGTCTGCGCCTTTTCGTCGGCAATGGCAGCCTTTACGCCCTCGATACCAATTGCGATTGCAGCAGCACCAGCAGCGGCAGCAGCTGCGGCGAATGCTTTACCGATTGCAACGCCTGCCTTGCCAACCTTGTCGCCAAATGTGTCAACGTCACCCGACGCGGTTTTGAGCGATTTGTTAAGCCCGTCAACGTCACCAAGAATCGAAAGTTTAAGGGTACGGCTTAAGCCTGCCACTATGTGTACTTCCTAACTATCTTGGAAAATCCTTCTTCCCATTTTTTCACAATGTCAGGCTGAACGCTTCGAAGTGTTGGGTAAATAAACCAACCGCGTGAACCTTTACCTTCGCGACCTGACCACACTGGAAATTGCTTAAAACGATTTGAACCGAATTCATAGCCGCCCCAAACCTGTTGGGTCGAACCGCCGCCACTCAATTTTTGTGAAGCAAAACCAAATGCAATTTCACCGATCTTTGATGACTTTCGCACTTTTGAACCTTCGGCGATTCTTGCCGCTGCGCGATTGTTTGCTTGCTTTGATGTGGCAATAACTTTAGTGCGTACATAGTCAGCCAATTCGCTGGTGACTTCTTTTGCCTGTTGAGTTGCTTCTTCGTCCATTGCTTTGAAGGAACGAATAATGGCGCGCAGTTCGGCTTTGTCGTAGGAAATTGCTTCCTTAGCCATTTGCCCGCCTTTCTAAAATTTCAAGTATTGTCAAAACGTCTTCGGCACTTTCAAATTCGCTAGGCGATAGCCCCGTTGCCAGGGCTATCTCCCACACGATTCGACTTAGGCTTCCGACTGGGTGGCTTTTGGGTTTGCTTCACCGACGATCACTTCGGAAATGGTTTCCGTCCATGCTTCGATTGGCTTGACTGGCTTACCAGCTGCTTCTCGCTTCATGGCGTGATAGGCAAGAAAGACAAGGTCGGAAATTCCGATCTTTTCTTGCGCCTGGGCAATGGTGTGACCCGTTTGCTTCTCCCACTTCACCCATTCAGGCGGTGCCGCCGTGTAGGTGATTTGGTCGCCGTTATTGTATTCAATTGTTATTGGTAGTTTCATTTTGTCTCCCGATTAGTAGTTTTTAACTGAATGTTTCAGTAGGTGTTCCCACCACTATGAATGATAGGTCAACTGTCTGCGCGTCAGGTGCTGACCCGCCGACTGCTGGGAATACTGGCATGACGTTGAATGCAAACACTGCGCCAGTCACGGCAGTCAATGAAACTGCCAGTGTTGTGTTTGGTGCTGATTCGCATGCAGTCCATAGTGCTTCGCACAATGAACCTGAAGCGCCCCAGTCTGCGAGCATTGAAACGTCAAAAGTCCACTGGTCGTCAATGTGCTTGTAAGCCTTGCCGTCAAGTGTCTGGTAAGTCTCGACGGTTGGTGAATTCGCAAGTGTTGCGCTGGTCGCCTGCGCGTCGTAGTTTGTTGTGGCAATGGTCACGACTAAATCGCGACCAGTAATGATTGTCGTTGGCATTTTGTCCCCTATGTTGTTTGTGTGTAGTACGTCGAAACGTTTATGTCTGCCACCAGCATTGGGCTTTGTCCTACTTCCAACACCGTCGGCTTTTCAACAACGCCAACAACGTATCCCGCGGGCATTGCCGCGAGAATTCCTATGATGAGTTTTTCCAGGTTATCAAGTGAACCTGCATTGCTATTTGAAGCAACGATTGCGGTGATTGCAAAATTGATTTTGACCTGTGTCTTTGACTTACCGATCAACACAACTTCCATGTAAGGCGAATCGGGTACGACCACGATCGCGGGTGGAATGGGTGCTTCGGGAACGCTTGGGTACACGTTGGCAGATAGCGCGCTGAAGGCGTTTGCTAGGGCTGCACGGGTTTCGGATACGGCGTTGGCTGGCACTTATTGAACGACCGTTTCAACGTCCAGGTATGGCATAAGCAACGTGGACACGCGGTTGGTCAGGCTTCGACCCATACGGTAGGGCGTTGAAGCAAAATCTACGCCCTCGATCTGACCGCCTGCGGCAACGCGTGATTGGAACACTTCAACGGATACGGCAAGGATTGCAGATTCGATTGCTGGGGTGTTCGCGTATAGATCAGCTGCTGAATAGCCTGAAAGTGTTGCAGTGCCTGTCGGGATTATGTCTCGCAATGTGACATTTGATGAAGTCAATGCAGCCGTGAATGAATAAGGCGTGACGGTAACAACGGTGTGTGTTGCAGTAAATGGCGCAGGCAAACCAGCAACAATGACTGACTGACCAGCAACAAAATGGTGTTCGCGTGCGGTGTAAAAATAAGCAGTGTTTGATTCTAATTTGTACGCGTTAACGGCTGAAGTGTTTGCAACCAACATGGGCAAAATAACGGCTTCGCTGGTGTTGATTATTTCGTCCAAATAACTGTCACTGTATAAAGAGACGCTCACGCCTAGCACTGTTCGCAATTGACTGGCGGTGACAATACTAGGCATGAGCGTTCCTTTCGATCGGCTGCGGCGAGATCGGGAGAACCCGCCGCATGATTAGTGGGGGTTAGTTATCAGGTCTTGTTGATACCGAATGCGCCTGCACCGATTTTCGTTGCAATTGCACCGTATCCGTAAACTGAAACTGAAACCTGACCTGAAGCAATAACGTCAGCGCGTAGGCGATACGTTGGTGATTCATACCATGTGTATGCAGTTGGGTTGATGATTAGCATTGAATCATCTTTGTCAGTGTCATTTGCTGACGGTACGTTTGCAGTGACGTAAAGATCAAGTCCTGCAACGTTTCCACGAATTGAATCTGGACGTACTGAACCGCCTGCGTTTGAAGGTTGTGCAGCCATGTAGATTGGACGACCTGAATCGTTCAATGTCATTAGGTTTGCCCATTGTGAAGTGTTAGCAAGAATGTTGCGCGCAAATCCCTGTGTGTTTGAATAAACTGAAGCAGCACCGCGTGAAACAAAACCAAGCAATTCAGCTGCGGTTGGGTATGTTGTCAGTGTTGTTGCGTCGGCTGTTGCACCGCTTGCAAGTGCAGTGTAAACCGCAAGGTCTGTTGCTTTTGCATACGCTGCTGACATGTTTGTCAATAACTCATTGAAAAATAGCG